GAAGCTCTTGTGAACAAGCACAAAAGCCCAGAACTCCACGGTAAAGTCTCCAAGAAAACGAGTAGCATCCGACGTTGCGCCAGACAGGTAGTCTCCGCTGCCGTCAAACAAAGCAGACACGCCGCCGAACTTGCTTTGAGCTGTTGACTGCGTTGCGTCGCCGTTTGCCGTGATCGTTTTTGGCGTGCCACTGGAATCCGTGAATGTGCTGCCCGTGCCGTCCATGTGCATCAATAACGTCACGCTGCTGAAGTACGGGTCAGTCAGCCACGTACTCAACGCAGCCCGCTCCCACTGATTGCTACCGACCGCGACGTAGAAATAGCTGCCGTCGTACGCGATCTGCCCCGCCGTGCCGCTCGCCGTCGCCGACGCTGGCACGCTCGACCATGTGAGGCCAGAGCCGCCGCCAGACGCAGCCAACACGCCATCGGTGATCGTGAGGCCCGAGCCTACCTTGACGCCGCCCAGCACTGAGGCGGTTGCCGCTGGCAGCGTGTACACGCCGGTGCTTGTGAGCAATTCCCACGCATAGCCGCTCCACTGGTAGGTGCGACCGTTCTGAGTCGATTGTTGGCCCACGCTAGGGCTGCTGGGAAAGCTTAGGGGCATGTGCTAATCCTCATGGCGTAAATGTGAGCGTCGCACCATTCTGCGTGTTTTCTGTGCGATAGGTTCCAGCGATAACAGTGAAACTGCCTCCCGAAAAATTTCTGTACCAGCCGGGGATTTCACCGTCGAAATCGAATCCCGCCTGCTGCGGCCCGGTAATAAACTGGCCTGCTCCGCCCGTCCACGACAACGTGCGAGTCGCCGGTACGGACAGCGAGATATTTCCTTGTGCAGTCGCCGTGATTGTGTTGGTTCCGCTGCCCGATGCCGAGCCGCTTACGACAGTAACGCCAGCTGGCGCAGCCGCAGGCGTCACCGCACTAGATGCCGTTGAGTAGCTGCCCGTACCAACGCCATTCGTAGCCGACACGCGGAAGACGACCGCCGTGCCGTTGGTCAGCCCCGTGACGGTTGCGCTCGTCGCAGTGGACGCCGACCGCGCAAACGTCGTCCACGTCGAGCCGCTGTCGGTGCTGAACTGAACCGTGTAGTCCGTGATCGGCAGCGTGGACAGTGCAGCCGGTGCCGTCCACGACACGACCGCTTGAGCGTTGCCGCCGGTCGCCGTAACGCCCGTCGGAGCAGGCGGCACGAACAGTGCACGAAGCGTCGTGTCCTCGCCGCCGACCGAGCCAAGCTCCGCGTAAACGCTGCCGGTCCAGCGGTACAGCCGACCCGCATCCGTCGCACAGTAAAGCGTACCTGCCACGCCGGTAGCAGGGAACTGCGCCGTTGTCGCATGCTCGGCGAGAGCGAGGCCAGAGCCACCACCTGTCGCCGCCAGCACGCCGTCTGTGATCGTCAAGCCGCTGCCGACCTTGACGCCGCCAAGCACAGTCGAGGAAGCAGTCGGCAGCGTGTATGAGCCACCGCCGCCGCTGCTGACCATGCCGCCGAGCAAGTGAACTACAATGTTGCCGTCGGCATCCTTCGTAAAAACGCGGCCGTCGTGCCAGTTGACGGCCAGTTCTCCCTCGGCGACCTCGCTGGCGAGCGGGATGAGGTTCGGGACGAAACTACGGAGAGGCTTTATGTCGTTTGGCATGTGTTACCCCGCGAACCCGTAGACGCGGACGAGGCCGGAGCCGTCACGGGCCACAATAACGTCTCCGTCTGCGCTCATCTCCGCAACCCAAGAAGGTGCGTCTATGTCGCCGCCGAACGCGGACCAACTCGTCCCGTTCCACTCGTAAGCGCGGACGATTCCGTTTGTTTCGTGGGCTCCGATTCGGCAAACGACGGCAATTTTGTTGCCGCTATCGCTGACAGATGCCCTCCACCCAAAATTTAGGCCGATGCTGTCGTCGCCAATTGCTGCCCCCTTCTGCGCAATCCCCTGAGCGGAGACAGAGTAGACAGTCACGCGGCCCTCTCCTGGGCCTAGTGGCGCGCCGACAACAACGACGCTGCCGTCGGCGCTGAGCGCAACACTAAACCCAAAGCGAGTCATCGAGGAAGTGATGACGTTGCCTCGACTGACCCACGCGGACCCGCTCCACGCATACACCGCCATCGCACCTTGGTCGTCGCTTCCTAATTCTCCGACCGCGAGCGTGTTGCCGTCCGCGCTAAGTGACAAATCGCCGTTGTAGCCCGCAAACAGCGTCGGAGCAGTGCCTTGCTGACTCCAAGAACTTCCATTCCACTTGTATGTCACTGTCTGACTGCCGGCGAATTCGCTGGCCGCGACTACAGTGCCGTCGTTGCTAATCGCAAGAGCCCTCGCAATTTGACTGTGAAAACTCGACCCTTGCTGCACCCACGCGGACCCACCCCACGCATACACACGAACCGATCCTGTAGTGACATACCCCTGCTCCGTCTGCACTACTGATGCAGCAAGGTAGTTTCCGTTTCGTGAAAGCGCTAGTGAACGCCCAAGCGATGAGCCTCTCAGTGATCCAGAACTAAACCATGTTTCGCCGACAAGTTCAGCGCCTCTATTCGACCAGTTTGTTCCGTTCCACGAATAGACTCTGACTCGGCCCGGATTGCCCGCACTCGCAAGTGAGTCACCTACTCCCGGTTCGGCAACCGCAAACACAGTCCCGGTAGACGAACCTGCCAGAGAAATTTGCTGGATGCCATGAGTGTTGATCACAAGCTGCGAGTTTTCGCTCCAGGGGACGCTCGCCCCCAACTGCTGCCACCCTTGGGCAGGGATCGTCAACGTCGCCGCGTTGCTAGCCACGCTCTGCGCCGCAAGCGCCGAAGCCACTACGCGGTACTTGTCTCCGTTGTCTGCCGCGTAGGTGAGTTGCGACACCGTCAAAGTCTTCGACGTTGCCCCGTAGATGTCGGCCCACGTCGTGCCGCCGTCGTCGCTGCGCTGCCACTGGTAACGGAGCGACAAGCCGCCCGCCGAGGTCGTAGCCAGAGAGGTAAACGTCGCGGAGCGGAAGGCCGCCGTCTGGTTGCTCGGCTGCGTCGTGAACGACACGGTGTTGGACAGCAGCAACCGGCCTCCATATACGCCACCGTCAACAGTGTCGTTGCTTCCGATTCCAGTCGATGCAATTGTCACAGTGCTGCCGCTGGCCGTGATGGCGATGTTCGCGCCGGCAACTAGAGACACATTGCCAGTAAGCCCAGCCACGCTGGCGACCGGGCCGTACTTTGCCGCCTCAATTGCGAAGTCGCTGATCGTGGATGCGGTCTGCGTGCCGGTGTGGTTGGCCCGCAAGGTTGCGTCGACATTGGGGACGTTCGGCAGGCCGACATCCGCCTTCGCCAGCGTCACGGTGCCAGTCCTGCCAGCCACGCTCTGCACGGGAGCCGCCGCTGCGGCGCGGGTGTTCGTGAAATAGAGATTCGTGCTGCCTTCTGGGACGCTGTCCGTAGAGCCAGGGCTGGCCGAAATCTCGACGTACCCCAGTGACGATCCCGCCCAGCGGTACACCTTCCGCGTGTCGATCGTCACATAGAGCTTGCCGCTCTCGCCGGCCGAGGGCAGTGCCGCGTATGAGGCGGCCTCTACGACATCGTCGACAAACCCCGGTAGCTGGCTGCTCGGTACGGTCCCGCCCACTAGCGTGGCGTAGGTGCCAGATGGCTGCTTGCCATCAAGGGCGGCCTGCAATCCAGTCACGTCGGCCAGGGCATGCTGATGGCCGACCGGAGGGAACTCGGACGGGACGCCAGTTAAGGACGAATAGCTGATCGTTGGGACCGCGTGAACGTGATCTGCGCGGGCTGCGGTTGAGGCGGAGCCTGCGGACGGCGTTCCCAGCGGCTGGGGTGTTTCGTCGCCAAGGTTTGACGTGCCGTCGTATCCGCGAGGAATGGTGAAACTGAGGGTCACCATCGAGCCGCTTGTAGCTGCTTCGACCTTCGCCTGCGTTCCAGGGTTCCCCGTCGCGACCGTGCCGACCTGCACCGTCGCGAGCCCGCCAGCGACCCCCGGCGGCCCCTGCGGCAAGACGAAGGAGACCTGCTGCGACGGCGCGCTGCCGGTGATTGTCACGGCTGCGGTCGCGCCGGTTGTGACGCTGCCGACTGAGAGCGAGTTCGCCGGCCCCTGCGGCCCCTGCGGCCCGGAGGGGAGGACGAACGAAATCTGCTGCGAAGGCGATGCTCCTGTAATCGAGACTGCCGCAGACGCCCCCGTGCTCACGCTGCCGACAGACAGGACGTTCGGCGGGGCAACCGGAACGACAAAAGACAGCTTCTGTGAAGGCGCGGTTCCGGTGATTGATACGGCTGCGGTTGCGCCAGTGGTGACGCCTGCGATGGACAGCGAGTTCGCTGGCCCCGCCAGCCCAGTCGTCCCCCGCGGTATCGCGAAGTCAAGCTTGGCAGCGTAGGCCGTGCCGACGTTTACAACGGACGCCGACTGTGTGTAGTCAACAGTGGTGACCGTGCCGACCTGCACACTCGCCGCTGCCCCCCCTCCGCCAGACTCGGCACCAACTGACACATTGACAGTGTTGCCGTTGCCCACGGAGCTGTTGATGCTCGTCGAGCCGACGACGACGACGCTGATTTCGCTCATGGGGCCACCGCCGTCACGCTGCCGCTAATGATCGTGCGGGTGATCTCGCCGGGGGCGACCCATCTGAGAAACCAGCGGTAGGTCTCATTCGGACTGAGCATGGCCGTCTGGGTCTCGGACAGCCCGATGATCATTGAGCCGGCGGTGACGTTAGTGATGCCGATAGTCGGCGCGGTAACCGTCTGGCCGAAGCTGGTGATCGACCCAATGCCGCCGCCGGTGCTGACGGTCGCGCTGCGGTAGATGTAGCTCGTGAATGAGTGCGAGGTAATGTCGCGCTGGAGGTTCAGCACGATGTTGCATTCATCCCCTGGAACCAGGGAAATTTCTAGTGCGCCAGGGAGCTGGCTGAAGTTAGCGATGGCGTCACCTCTTCAATTGCGGGGTGCTTCGCCGGTCTTCTTCACGACCGCCTGCTTGATTTCCTGCTGGCCGGCGGCGATCTCTTGGAGGGTTTCTGCCTGCTTGAACTGCGTTTTCCCGATCTCGTCGAGCGTTTCTCTCGTCGAATCAAGGAATTCGGTGTGGGATTTGACGATCGGGACCAGCACGGTGCCGTGGAGCGTCACCGCCGCGTCCCTGAGAAACCAGATCATTACGGCCAAGATGACGACCGGAACTCCGAACCTCTCCGCCACGCGGAACGCGGCCTCGGTGAACGATTCGCTTGACATCTGCCACTCCGCGGAAACTACAAAATGTCGGCTAGTAGCCTTCTTAAATTGTAGCACCGGTCAGTTGCAGTCTGAGGGCATCCAAGGAGCCGGAATTGTCGATGATTCGGGCGATCAAGTGGCCGCTCACCCCCGCCTCGCTCGAGTGCGCCGCCGAGGCGGCGTCGAGGCATCGCCACCCAGGCCGCACGACCCTCCACACCTCGCCGCCAGCGTCGATGATGGCTTGGGCCTCGTTGTCGAACCGAACGTCGGTTATGACGACGCCACGGCCGGCGGCCAGCTCCGGCTTCGCCCGCTCGAGCGCGATCCGAATCCAGATTTCATCGTGAACGCTGTTTCGCCCCCACTCGGTGCCCATGCTCTGGAGCATCTGCCGGGGCGATTTGCCGAGCCACGGGATCACCGCCTCCTTCACGGCCCGGTCTTGGAGCCGGCCGATGGAGAGGCCCGTAATCGTCGAAATGCACTGGTACAGCGGGTCGGCGAAGGCGATCTGCCGGAACGTGCAGCCGTCGGAATCGACCAGAAACTCGGCAACCGTGTTTTTTCCGGCCCCAGCCGGCCCGCAGAGTCCAATCAGCATTGAAAATCCCTCCCATCGAAGCGAATAGTGACCCCTACGCTGCCGGCCAGGAGCCTCTGGCTGACGCCGGCCTCCTCGAGCATCCGCTCGGCCATCTCCACGTTCAGGAGCCAGCGTGCCGGCGTGGCGTTCCTCAAGGCGACGAGGCCGACTACCTCCTTGATGCCCGCCTGGATGATCGCCCTAGCACAGTCGGTGCAGGCGAACCAGGGGCAGTAGAGCGTCGCGCCGGCCGTCGCCGAACCCACCGACGCGGCCTTGTAGATCGCCGCTCGCTCGGCGTGCTCGACAAAGTGGTACTTGAACGGCCTCGCGAGCCTGTGGTCGGGGCGGGACACCCCCCGCGGCACGCAGTTGGCGGCGTAGATCGTGCCGCCGGCAGTCACCAGCACGGCTCCGTTCTGCGTGTCCGGGTCGTGGGAATTCTCCGCAGCGTAGCGGCAGGCGTCCCGCAGGCGACAGAGGTCGAAGTCGATCATCGGGTCGGCCCCGCGATGTGCATGGCGGTCAGGCCGCCCTCGGGGAGGTAGATGAACGTCTCCATGCACTGTCGCGAGCAAACGTAGCCGCTCGCGGAATGCCACTCATCCGGCGGGGTGATCGACGGCGCAGTTCGCAGCACCACCGAATCAACGGACTCGATCGCCCGCTCGGCGGCCTGGGCGTGGAGGTGGCCGGTGTGAAACTCCCGATACCAGCACCGCGACCAATCAGCCGACGCCTCCATCGCCATGATCTGCGGCAGCCGCTTCTTCGCCTTGTCGCCGTGGGCCGCGCCGATGAGGTTGCTGCCGTGGGTGACGTACTGCCGGCGTGTGTAGTGCGGCGAGACGGCGACCCTGCCGTCATTGCGGAATCGCTCTTGAAGGATTCGGCGAAACGCGGCCGTCAGCGTCTCGTCGTGGTTGCCGTTCACGACGAGTACGTCTGTCGGCACAGTGGCTGCCGACCGCTCGACCAGCCCAAGCAGCGTATCGCAGCCGACTTGGATCATCTTCTGAAACCGGCCGTCATTATCCTGCGGCGTCCCTGCGGTCGTGTTGCCCGCGGGGCCGTCGGCGTTGAATAAGTCGCCTAAGAACAAGATCGTGCGGCGGGCCGGCTGGTATGTGTCGCCGGTATCAATCAGGGACATGCCGGTCTCGCTGACCATCTTCTCGGCGATCGACAGATCGTAGTCATCGTGGCCGGTCGACTTGGCCCAGGCGTATTTGCCAAAATGAGTGTCTGCGACGACCAGCACCTGCCAGAGATCGCCGCGAGACTTCGGCTTGCTCGGCTTCTGCTTCGTCCTGGGCAGGTTCGCCCCGGCGATCATCGCCTCGACGATTTCCTTGATGCCTGGGCCTGCCTTGGGCTTGAGCCTCACCCAGACGCGGTGAAGCTCAGTGACCGTCGGCTCGCCGTTCGCGTCGGCGGTCGCGACCTCCCATTTGGTCGCCTCACTAGCCGCTACTTCGTAGCGGCTAGTGTCGGCCTCGATGTGCTTGAGGAGATCGTCGACCGTCTTGATTCGACGACTCGTCGATCTCGCCTCGAGCGTGTCTCCGTCGCGACGCTGCGTCACCTGCTCGGCGTCGGGGGCCGGCTTCGGGGTAGACGCCGCGGCTGCGGCCGAGAGGATGTCGCCGGTCAGCCCTGGGTCAGCCATCGTTGCACCTGCCGGTATTTGGCGACTTTGTAGCCGCGGGCGGAGAGCTTCTCGACGATCGTCTTTGCCATCTGGCAGGCCGAGACGCCCGTCGCCTCGGTTGTCTTTCGCCAGGAGTCGCGAACATCAAGGATCGCGCTTTGGTGCTCTTCGGACAGAGCGTGAAACCAGCTTTGGTTTCCGGGCGACGGCCTTGCGCTTTCCAGAATCTCCTTGGCTAAGTCCATCCTGTTTTCCCTTGAGGTGAATCCACCCGTCGTCGTCGGGGATGCCGCCTCCGGCGATTTCCTCGTCGTCGTCCAGCTCAGGCGGGAGAATGACTCCCTTGGGTGGAGGTGCCTTGCCCATGACTAATAGTGTCGCCTAGTAGTCTTTACTGGTCAATGCTGGATTTTGCGTGCATTCTTGATAGCACGCTTCACCAGGAATCGACCGGCGGCGTCTACGAATGGCAGGCCGCGGGCCGTGGCCTGCTCGCGTAGCCAGCCGACAATTTCGTTGATGTGTGCCTCGCACCAATCGCAACCCTGCTCGTCCATGTAGCTGGCGCGAGAGTTGCATTTACAGTCTGACCCACCGGAGAAACCTAAAGTCCCCAAAATACGTTTGAGTTCGGAGCCAGCCGCACAGGCATTCTTAAGCGGTGCATCATCCCCCATTTTTGCGCCTGGGAACGCTGGGTGGCTCGTGTCTATTGTCCATATGTCGCCAGTTGTTTTCAAAACGCACGGCATGGCATCACCAATAGAAATCCCCCGCATCTTGCAGCATTTTTCGATAAACGTGCGGTGGCATATAGAAGCAGGCATTGCGGCTACTCAAAGAAACCTACGTCGGGGACAACGCTTGTCCCGTCGTATTGGCAGATTCGCAACGAGCCAGGTCTTTGCCAAGCGCCCGAAGAGTACATATTCACGGTTGACCATGCCGACCTATACCCCGACGCAGGGCTCCAGTTTCTGTTTAGATACCAATTGCTGTTGTTTATGATGATCGGTCCTTTTGCAACAACAAATGGAGTGCCAGCAAAGTTTTTCGCTGCGTAAAAGCAAGCAACGTATCCGTCTTTTACGGCGACTCCGTCAAAACTGAAATTTATTGCATTAGGAAACACAGACACCGCATCGGGGTACTCCCCTTCAGCAAGCTTGTCCATTGTGTTTGCGCCGGGAGCTGCGCATGAATTAAATGGCTGGTCAGTCCAGCCGACGACGCATTTGTTCCCAATGAGCGCCCCGCTAGCGCACAAAACGTCTGCCGTGCCGGAGAATAAGCCGGAGCAGCCTGGGCATGAGTCACCACAGCACCCGCAGTTCTCTGCGAGCTTGCCATCCTTGACGATGATCGCGCCGTTTTTGGTTGCGAGTGGCATTAGGTGCAGGCCGTGGTGCCGACAGATACCTGAGACGCCGTGGCCGTGGAGACCACTTGTATTCTAGACCTCGTGAAGACGAGGCCCGCCGTTCCGAGCGTGACGTTCGTGATCACCTCAGTCGTCGTGTGCTTGACGCTGACCAGATACCACGCCGTGCCGTCTCTAGCGACGTTGCACGGCATTTCCCCCTGGCTCGGCAGTTCGTAGACCAGATTCGTGACGCTCACCGTATTCGGCGTACTCGTCACGCCCCGGAACGTGACAGTCTTGCTGGTGTTGATCGACCACGAGCCCGTGAACGTGCAGACGCGGAAGACCTTGGGCGAGAATGACTGCCCGTCGCCCTCGATCACCGTCGGTATGCGGCTCACCGGCCCGCCGAAGGGGATGGAGTCCACCTTCGCGATCGTGCTTTTCAGCTTCTCGCGGAGACTCTCGCCGATGAGGTACTTGCCGTCTGCCATCAGGTGAACCAGCGGATTCCGAAGTTCGAGAAGTTGTTGCCGAACGCCATTTCTGGCTGGATGCAGATGCGGTTGATCAGCACCCTTGGGCTCGCCGTCGGCGACCTCGGCGTCCCGTCGTCGTTAAGCGGGACCGGCTGGGCAGATGGCCTCTGAGTCCATCCGCCTTCGCTTGCGGGAACCGTGACCATCGCCCGAACCTTCTTGTTTTGAGTGCCAAAAGCGTACCCGTATGGCGACCCGTCGCCGTTGAGTTTCACCTTGCCGCCTTCTTCGTGCTGGAGGGTCAGCGACTGAGGGTCAACGTCGCTTTGAGACGTGAGTCCGTAGTTGATGATGTTAAACCCCGTCTGCGGCACGGCCATGTCCCAGCCGATTGCCTGGAAGCCGCTGCGGGTGAGCGTCCAGTGCGCCCTGACGGCGAACCCAAAAGTCACCTTGAATCCGCGAAACGTCGCGTTGCCGAACTGTTCCACCACCGCGTTTGACGAGATGCTCTGAAGCATGCAGCAGTGGACGCCGACGGAGAGGCTGCTGAAAGTGAACGGGTCGCTGTTCACATATCCGCAGTAGGCAAGCAACTGGCTCATATCGCTCGCCGAATACTGGTCGACGTTGATGTTCACGACCGGCTCAAGGCGAGTCACCCCATCGACGAGGTCGCCCACCGGGTTGACGGCAGGCACCCACGAGCCTGACACGCCCCCCGTCACCGGAGCACCGCCCCACGCCGCGATCTCCGTCAGCGACGTGGTCATCGAATACATCGCAGGCCGGATCGTCGGCTCTTGAAGCTTCGGGTCGGTGCCTCCGACTCCAGGGTTGCTGCGGTACTGCGCCGTGACAATTCGCACCAGCCTGCTCTCGCCGTCTGCTTTTACATCCAGGCTGACGCAGGGGATGGGGTTCGCCGAGCCCAAGGGGTCGCCGATGTTGACGCCGATCACGTCGGAGATGATGAACGCCTCGTCGGGGGCATTCAGCAGGATTTTCCATGTCCGCGTCGCCTGATCGGCGAGCTGGCCTCCATCGGCACTGCGGCTGAAGGATTTGCCCTGCGCGAGTTCTGATACGAGCTTTGGCATTACAGCAGAACTCCTGGGTTGTTCTCCTTCAGGTTCCTCGCGATGTCCTCAAGGTATCCAGACTGCTTCCGCAGCTCCGCGAGGTTCACATCCTTCGCCGAGTCGTCGCCTCGGAGAAGCCTGTTGAGTTCGCTCTGCCCCTGGCTCGTCGACACGTCGGAGACGTTGAGGGCGGCGCGGGACGGGCCTTGCAGCAGGGCGTTCTGCCGCTCCTCTTGGAACTGCTGGAGCATCGGGGCGACCTGCTCCATCTGGTTCTTGAGGGCTTGGCGGAGGAAGGCTTGCGGGTTGACGCCCTGGTCGCGGAGTTCCTTGGCTCGGGCGTTTATGTCGGCACCAGAACCTTCGGCGAAGTCCTTGCGGAATCGCTCTCGCTCGGTCATGCCGAGATCGCGGCCCCGGAGGGCGCGGTCGCGCTGATTCTGTGCGATCAGTTCATCGTCGATGGCCTTCTGCTCCGTTTGCAATTCGCGAGCGAAGATGGCTTCGTTGTCAGCCCGCCTCTCGCGGTTTCTTCTTTGCAGAAACTTGCGTTCTCCGATCTCGTCCTCTGTCAGCCCTGTCGTGGCTTCTTTTCCAGCAAGCTGCGCGAGCCTCGCAGAGTTTTCCGCAATGCGGAGGTCGTTTTCAACGACCTCGGGGTCGGCGGTCATTTCCCTGCGCCTTCTTTCCAGGTCGTCTTGCAGCCCTTGGGCACGCTCCCGGTCCTCGCGGAGGCGAGCATCCGCTTCGTCTCGTTCCTTGCGAGTCATTTCGGTGGGGTTATTGATGAACCTCTGCTGCGCGTCGCTGGCCTGTCGCTCGCTGTCAGCAATAACCCGATTCGCGGCGTCCATCTGCCGCCGGAATGTCGGCTCTTCCGCGGCTCGCTGCCGCTCTTTCTCAAGCTCCTTCTCGCGAGCGACGATGCTGTTGTTGATAGCGTCAAGGTGCTTGCGTTCGGCCTCGGTCAGTTTGAGGGCGGCTTGCTCCCGCTCTCGCGTAAGCTCAATCTCTCGCTTTCGAGACGCATCGAGCTCTCTTTGTTCAGCCGGGGCGAGCACTCCAACTCTGGCCTTGGCCTCTAGGTCCGCGCGCCGCTGCGTGATGGCCTCAAGCTCTTTGCTGATGCCCTGCATCTGCGGGTCGTTCTGCACGGAGCGTCGCAAATCGGCCTGGGCCTGCGCCACGCGGGCGCGGTCATCGATCAGTGTCCGTTCCGCGTCGTCGCGAGACTGGACGTTTCCAGCACGCAGCGGGTTTTCCTCGAACGCCTTCTGCGCTGCGTCCGCGCCCTGCTCAGATCGCTGCAACGCCGAATCGCCGACTTTGCGAATGCGGGCCAGCGCGGCCTCGACGGCGACGGCTGCCTCGCCGAATGCGGCAGCGGCCTCCGAGGCTCTCTGGGCGGCTTCAAGCTCTGCCTCTGCGGCCTTGATTTCTGCGTCAGACCCCTTTGCCGTCGCAACCTCGAGCTGCCCGCGAGCCTCAATCTCTCGGTCGATTGCGGCCTCAATGTACGCGGTCGTTCTGATGCTATATTCGTCGCCCCCAAACCGCTCGTTTCCTTGAATCGACGCCAATGCGGCCGTCGTCCGCTCGCCGCCAAACGTGCGGCCAAGCCGCATTTCGCGAGAGCGGAGGCGAATGTCAGCCCCCTCTGCCTCGACTTGGTCGATATTCGCCTTGGCCTCGTCTACCTTGGCCCGCTTCTTGTCAGGGTCGGTTTCCTTCTGGGCTTCCTCGAGCGATACATAGGCTTCTTTCAGCTTCTTGGCATTCGCATCAAGCTCACGCTGAAACGCGGCGGCATTCGGCACGCCCCTGCGAATCGCCTCCGCAACGTCCTCTTGGGCTTGGCGAATCTGGGCCGCAGGGCCGCGGGACGCCTCGGCAACGGAATTTGCCAGATCGTCTATGGCCTTGCGAAGTGGCAGTTCAAGACTGGCGAGCAGCACCTCGAGATTATTCCGCTGTTCTGCCGCCCTGTCTGCTTCTGGGCCAAACCCGAAGAGCTTAAGACCAGCCGCGTCATCTCTGAGGTCCGCTATCTGCTTTTCTAGTGCTCGCCTTTGCGCCTCAAGGTTATCGGCGTCGCCCCGCGGGGCCGCTACGTTGATTCCAGCGACGGCCTCTCCCCTGCGACGCTCTATCTCTTCCGGCGTGAATCGACCGGGGTCTGCATTAGTTCTTCTCGCCCTGTCGGATTCGACAACATCCCGCGCCCGCTCAATCGCACCGACTACATCGGCCGCCGACGGTGTTCTCTCCAAGGCGGCCCCAGCCTTCTCCTTTTCCCTGTCTTGCGACGCGCGAATCTGCGCCTGGATGGCGGTACGCCTGCCGATGTCTGTCTCGGACTCAAGGTCTTTGCGAAGCTTGTTCTGGTTGGCCCGCTCTCGCGCGACTTCTGGGTCAAGGTCAACGACCGTGCTCTCCCTCGCCTCTCGCTGCTTCTTCTTGATATCCTCGATCTGCCTCGAGAACTCGGCAGCCTGCTCTCCGCCGGACGAGAAGGTGCCGCGAGACATCGCATCGCCAAGCGAGCCGAAAGCTTGCGCGAGTTCTTCGACAAGACTCTTCTGTCTCGCCAAGGCTTCATTGAGAGCCTTCGTCTGGTCTTCTGCCGACCGGCCTTCGTTGATCCACTTGGCGAGTCCAATCGCGACCTGCCCCCCAATAACGGCACCAAGGCCGACCCACAGGCCGGTTGTGCCCCCGAGGATGAATGCAAGCTGGGTGACGTTGTTGCTGATCGCGCGGAGCTTGAACTCAAGACCGCCGGTCGAAGACAAGAAGTCGTCGATTGCGAATGCGGCTTGATTCATGGCAAGGGCAAACTTGTCTGCTCCTGCGCGCCCCACGTCTCCGACGTTCTTGCTGAACGCCTTGCCTTGCGCCGCGGTGAGCTTGCCCTCTGCGACCAGGGCTTCGCCGATTTTGGCGATCAGGCCGTCAAGCTGTTTTGTTGTGGCGGCGGTTCCAGAGATTCCGGCGTTTGCTGCCGCTGCCGCTGCCGCTGAATATGCGTTGAACGCTGCGGCGACTGGGCCGCTCGCAGTCGCCCCTACCTCGAGCAGCTTCGACCGGATGAACCCGAGTTGCTTCTCAGTCTTCGTGATCGCCGCGGCGTTGAGTGCCTCCTCGAACGTCCCGCCTAGCTTCGCGGCCTGCCCTGCCCGCGTGAACGCAACCTCAAGGTTCTTGGCCTTGTTGACAACGGTGTCGATCTCATCCGCGGTAGAGGAGATTGTCAGCTTCTGGAACTCACTCCGCACCTCGTTGATCGCTGGGATGAACTGCGCCTGCATAGGCAGGGGTAGTCTCTCGAGGCTGCTTTGGAGCGACATCACGCCGGACTGTAGCGACGCCAAGCTCCTCTCGGCCGTGCCGAAATCCGCCCCCAGCGGGTTCGGCGTGGTCTTCGCTGGCGTGGCTGCCGCCGCGATCGCGTTCACTCGATCGGCGGCAAAGCCAATGTTTTCCGGCGTCGACTCGTCCGAATTCGGCCGCCCAATATTCTTCAGGAGAGACTTTTCCTGAAAAAGGTCGGCCTGCAACTTTGTCTTGAGCGCCCCGGCCGGCATTCTTTCTATCGCGGCGTTCGCAGCGTCAATTGACTTTGCAAGCCTGTCAATTGGCTCGCCTGGGTTTCCGATCCTGTCGGCAAGAGAATTGAGCGATTCCTTGAGCTTGTCGATGCTCTTCTTGGCCTCGTCGGCCTTGACCTTGATCTCTCGCTCTTTTTCAAACTCGTCGTCAAGGTCTTTTATCGCCGCGGAGATGATGGCGATTTCCTTCGTGCCGAGAGACGATATGGCAGCATCGACCTTCGGCTGCAAAGACTGACGCTGGGCTGCGTCAAGTTGTTCCATGCCTCCGACGATTCGCTTGATCTCGGCCTCGGCCTGCCCTGCGTTCTGCACCTTCGCGGAGATGACGAAGTTCGACTCGTCCCTCAACGAGTCCATCGTGGCCTTCAGGTCGTCCAAGTCCTTCTTGGCCTGGGCGGTCGTGACGTTGAATCGCTTGTCCTGGGCGAGCCTGAACGCGATCTTGTCAAGCGCGTCGTTGTATTTGTCCAGGTCGCCCAGTTGGCGCGCCATAGCCGCGTCTTCTAGGAGCGGCTTGTAGTTCTGTCGCTGCGCTCGGTCTAGGCCGCTGATGTCCCCCTCAAGCTGGCCGCGACGGCCGTCGGCTTGATCCGTGTTCTGCGGGCGGCCGGTGATGACGAAGGCGCTTCTTTCGCGCATCGCCGCGGCCTTTGCGGTCAGTTCGTCAAAGTCCTTTTTCGCCTGCTCGGTGTCGACGTGTATCTGGTATGTCCTGTCGAACTCATCGAACAGCACCTCGAGCTTTGCCCGGAGCGCATCGACTTGTTTCTGCGAGCCGCTCGTGTCAAGCCCCATGGCGGCTCGGGACTCAAGTCTCGCGAACGCAGCGACGGCTTTGTTCGCTAGGCCGTCGATCTCGGTCAGCATTTCAGCGATGCGAGGATTCGCTTGAATCACCGACGAAGGTAGAGATGCGGCCCTATTGCCGACCTCTTCCCCGCGCCCAAGCGTGGCTGCAAGTTGCGGTGCCGCGAACGCAAGCTCACGACCTGTTTTGAGTCGGGCTGTCTTCTGCTCTGCCTCCGCAAGGCGGCCGACCGCCCCCGCGGCTGCCAGAGCACGTTTCTCAACCTCGTCGAACTGCTGTGCTATCGCGGTCGCGGGCAGAACGCCACTCTCTATGTTCGACTTTAGCGACTCAACCTGGGCTTGAACTCGCTTGAACGCCGGCAGCAGTCCAGCCTGGGTCTCGATTGACATGGCCTGGAGCTTGCCCACCGCCTCGCCGAACGGCTTGTTGATCTGCTCGGCCACAGAGCGAAGTCGCTGGCTCTGGGTGACCGCCTCTTTGACGGCGGCTTCGCCGAGAACGTCCAGCAAGACGGGCAGGCGGATCGCCTCCGCACGCTCGCCCGCCTGGAGGATTCGATCAACGTCGGCGTCCTTCTGGACATTGACGCCGAGCGTCGTCTTGATCGACTGCCGCCCAAGCTCCTGAAGGCGTCGGACTTCCGCAGTCGCCTCGCGGTACTCGCTAGCAAGGCCGCCGATGCCTCCGTCCGGTACAGCCCCGCCGTCCCTGACGGAGGCCACCGCAGCCTTTAGCTCTTGCACCTTTGACTTCGCATCAGCAAGCTTCCTGCCGAGGCCAGAGTCGATCAGGTTTATCGCGAAATCGACTCGCTTCTCGGCCGAGAGCGCCCGAAGCTCCCTGACCTTCTCGATGCCGCCGACCTTGGCGACGATCTGAAGGTCTTTTGCACGCAGGCCGACAAGGGCTTCGCGAACATCGGTTATGTTCTTCATCCCGCTGGCCTTGAGCACCAGCGAAATCTGCGAGTCCTTCATGCTCCCCAGCCGCTGCCGAAGGACATCCACGTCCTTTATGGCACCGGCGAAGCCCTTGAACGAGAGCTTCATCGAGGCTGCGGCCTGGAGCGACCGCTCGAACTTCTGGAGCGGCGTGTAGATACTCTCAAATGACTTCGCGGCATCGCGGGACGCCGAGGTCAGGTTGCTCTGCACGCTCCGAGCGAAAGCCTGAACGTCCTTGGCGGATGCGTTCAGCTTGCTCTGGAAGTCGGCCGTATTCGCCGAGACGACTGCGCTGATCTTGCCGAGGTAGCCGTTAGCCATCGATTCATCCCTGAATTGGCGTGTTCAACTTCATCAGCTCGGCCATGATCTGATCGTTCGTCTGTTCGGGCTTGACCACGCTCGGGATGAATGCCGCCTCGTCTGGGAGGTCATGCTTCTTGTAGTTCCCAGACGAGGCCATGATCACCCTGCACAGTCTGGCCGTTTGCCCCCACGGGTCAGGCAGCGGCCACCTCTGATCAAATGCGTACCATTCGGCGATCTCCGCGCTGTCAACCTCCTGCAACAGCCGCTTAACGCTCATCCCCAGCGTCGCCGCTAGGCGGAAGTAGAACCTCCGCTCTGGGCGGTTTCGGAACCTTCCCCCAGGGCATCCACTGCCTCCTGCGTGAAGGCGTTCAGCTTCCAGCCGGCCTCGAAGAGGCGATTGATCACAACCGAAGACTTCTTGCCGAGAATGTCGGCTTCGTCGTCGTTGAAGAGCCGCTCGCCGTCCTCGTCGCACAGGGCGAGCAGGAGGAAGCGAATGCGGAACGCCTTCATCTTCTGATCGGCGTAGGACTCCTCGAACCTGTCCCGGTCGGTGCCGGTGAGCACGCGGAGATACACGTCGCCCTTCCACTCGGGGACGGCGACCTTCTCCCTGCGAACGTCGTCGGCGGCTAGGATGCTTTTTCGATCAAGTGCCATGTCTCTTCTACTCCAAATAAATGATGCGATGCGGCATCCTTGCCGGCTATGTACCTTGGTAGTCAGTCATCAAGAACTTGAGCGAGCCGCGCACTAGCTCGCCCGCCTGCGCGCCGATCGAGGCAGATTCGCAGAGCACCCGCCGGCTGATGCTGTAGCCGTTGGAGCGGAACGTGAGGTCGCCGACCCTCCTGACCAGCGTCTGCGGGTCGACGCTGGTGGTCAGGAAGTCCACCGTTATGGTGCCGCCGGCCCACTCGCCGGTCGGCACCATGAAGGTGTATCCAAGCTGGTCTGTCGCGGAGGTCATGTTGGCGACCTCCGCTACCGGCGTCTCCACCGAGATGCCGGTCAGCGTGAATCTGACTCCCTGGAACGAGAAGGTCGCGCCGTGTGCGGTGGCCCCGGCCATGTCGGGTCACCTCCAGGGCGTTAGGCGACCCGCCAAGTCGCGTTGCCCTTGATGAGATCGCCGACGGTGCCGCCCACGGTCGACGCCGTGAGGGTGGCGTTGCCGCTGAAGCTGACCGGGCCTGCGATGCTGATCGCAGCCGACTGCGTCGTGATGACGGTCGTGGCGATGTAGTCGCAGGAGATTTCCCGCTGCACGAACGTGGGGACGAACTCTCGCCGGCCGCCAGCGGGGATGCCGAGATGCGACCCGTCGGCATTGTCGATCTGGTCGTTGACATTGAAGCTCGTGATCGTCAGGGTCTGAGCGCCGTAGGTCAACGTCACGCCCATCGCAGCAACACCGGCCATATTGCGCCTCCTTGCGCTAAAGTCTTATTCGGTAGCTTCCGACCACCGAATCTGAAACAGTTGTCGAACCTCGTATGCGGGCGGGAGCTGGGCTCCCACGGCTGCCGGGTCCAGATAGTCATCCGTCTCCGACACGAGCCGTATATCACTTATTGTAACGCCCGCGATGGTGCCGGTGCGTCCATCCAAGGCGAGACGAACCTCGTCGGCAAGCTCGCGGGCAACGTCGTAGTAGAGCGCCCAGGAGGCGATCTGGAGATGCACGATCGGCTGGTACATCGGGCCGGCGAGGTGGGCCTCGCGGGTGATGTTGTTCCGCTTGTAGATGCAGAACGGCAGGACGGCGTTTTTCGGCACCGCGATCGGGTAGACCTGAAAACCGACCAGCCTCGCCACCTCCGGCGAGGTGATGAGCCTCTGGAAAACGTGTTTTTCTGGGGAGATGATCACTGCGTGAGCCTCGCCAGCGTGTTTTCGATGGCTCCCTTGAGCGTGTTGAACACAGCCCCCTGCTGCTCGCCGATGGTCTTCTCCATAGCGTGCGATGCGGGCATGGCCCCATACGTCTCGCCTGGGTGCAGTGTGACCGGGTGCATCTTGCCGTTCGTGTGCCCGAAGTCGTGCGGATACCCCTTGCCCATGCCGGCCTGCCTCGTGGCCTCGTTGATGCTGCCCATGAGGAAGTAGTAGCCCTTCGACATGTTCGCGAACTGCTGGTCGTTCGCTGACGAATGCCGGCGCATCTTCCCATTGATCATCTGGTGGACGTTGACGTAGGTGCGCCGCCCTTTAGTCCCAGGCTTCCTACGGTCGCTGCCGAACTCGACTAACCACGCCGCGTTCCCCGATTCTGCGCCCTCGCGGCTGCCTGCCGACCCTGACTGCCAGGGGCCGACGATCGCCACCGTCGCGGCGTCGTAAGTCTTGGTCTTGATTCTGACGGACTTCTTCAAATTGCCGGTGACATTGCGGACTTTCGACTGATAGCCCTTCTTGATGTGCTCTGCGGCCTTCCTGACGGCGGCCTCGAGCGCTCTCGGCTCGCCCATCTTCGCGGCGAGCATCTGCAACTCCTCCGCCAGCTCGCGGATGCCCGCGGTTTTGATTGTGACGAACCCCTCGGCCAGCGACTTGCCGGTCGAGCCGCCAAACGTCCTCGGCGATCCCTGCCCCTGCGTAATCATGTCGCGTCCTCCCTCGCCAGTATCTCATGGATCGAGCGGGTCTCTCGCTCAAGAACGCTAGAAATCTCCATCACGCGGCCCCTCCAGAGGAGCCGGTGCTGGTGATTTAGGCCGGGGAAGAACCTGATCCGAACGCGGTGCGTCACGATCGCGCCAGCCTGCTGGGCAGCGAAGTAGTCGCTGGCCCTAACGCCCATGATGCTGGCGTAGACCGTGGCCTCGTCCACCCAGGTCAGCGTCGTCTCGCCGAAGGAACTCTGCTGCTCCACGGGCTTCTGGATCGTGACCCGCTCGCGCATCGTGCCCGAATTGATCATGGTCACCCCATCCAGAGGGCGGTGTACGAACCCGTGCCGGACGGCGCAGAGACCGTGATCGTCGTTGTAACTGGCAGCACGGCCACGCGGCCGGCGGCCACGTTGAAGCTGCCAGCCAGCCGCAGGACGCTCGTGCCGGTGTTCTTGACCACCAGCGTCGAGAGCGGCGTCGCCCCGACGATCTGAACGGCGGCTGTGCCGACGCTGCCGTTGATCGTCTGAGCGCTCGTCAGCGACGGGGAAATGTGCTCGGACAGCGAGCCGATCGTGAGCGAAGTGTCACTCGAGTCGTGGTAGACGGCGTCGATGTCGATGCGGGCCTTTACGGTCATCGGTAAACCCCCATGCTGGCCGCGGCCAGGAGCGTATCGAACGTCTGCGGCACAGAAACGGGTGCCCCCGTGACCGCCGGCTGCCTCGTGTCGAACCAGTGGGCCACGAGCAGGCAAATCAAGTGCTTCACCACGGGCGGCGCGCTCTGCCCGTCGTCGCCGTAGCCCGCCGAATACCGCACAGTGACCGAATTCTCGTCGCCGCGGGTCGCCGGCCACGACCGTGCCCACTGCGGGTAAATCCGCCCAGGCAGGACGCTGGCGTCCACTTGGAAGTCGCCGTTCGCGCTCGTAAGCGTGCCGTAGGTGCCGTCGCCGTTACGGTGGGTCACCGTGATCGACCTGTCCAGAAGCGGCATGCGAGGCAGGATGATCGCCCAGACGGGAAACAGGTCGTACTTGGCCTCCCACACGGTCGTGCAGATCGTGATGTCAAGAACGTCCTCGACATACTGCCTCGCCACGGCGATGAGACCCTGGACGTAGAGGTTGTCCACATCGGTATCCACCCGGCAATGCTGCTTCGCCGTCGACAGGCTGACCGGCTCCACGGCCGGGTTCGTAATGCGCCGCAGGCTGCGAAACGGCGTAATCGTCGCCGTCGGCCTCTGCGGCGTGCCGAAGACAATCTGATCCATTTATCGCCTCTTCTTCGGTGTGTGCTTCACGGCCACTTCCGCACGCTCGACGGCCTCGGAGACAGCCTCGGCGGTCTCGACCTCTTCGATCAGCCCGCGGCGGATGAGGAGGTCGCACATCCCGGCCGCCCAGTCCTCAAAGACTTGCCCCTTCTCATAGCAGTCGAAATTCTGGAGAACGCGGATTTTCAATGAACCTGCCCCCAGGCGTTTTCCGGTGCCTTCTGGCCGTTCGTCCAGTATTCCGTCGTATGCTGCTGCACCTTGCCGCCGTCGGCCGTCCTCGAGGGCCATGTGACCATCAGCTCGGCGTGGCCGACGCTGACGTGCGTAGCTAGTCCAAGCGTGTTCCCGCAGGCGGCCCACGACTTCCAGAACGAGATGTCCTCGTCGGTATGGCCGCCCGTCCACTCTCCCTGGTCATTCGCCCTGGCGAGGAACCAGGGCTTCTTCATCTTCTTGAGGCCGGAGGTCCGCAGGAATGTGAGCCCGAAGTGGGCCGTCTCCACTGGCTGCACGACTTTGTTGAAGAAGTCGCCATCCACCGTCGTCTTCTGGTCAACGTCACTGCCGGCCAGGGCGAACATCACCGCGTTCGCCTCCCGCTTCGTCTGAAGCGGAGCGATGGCGTCGTAGCCAGAGTGCAGGAGCAGTGCAAGGAGCGCCTCGACCGTCTTCGCGTTGAAGACCGTGTCATAGTCGATGGTCAGAATCACGTCGTGCGTGTCGACGACCTGCTCCATCGCTCGCTGAAGGCACTGGCCCCAAAAGGCACCTGTCACCTTGATGGGACTGATGCCATGCGGGGCCAGTGCCGACGAGACACAGAAGAAGTTGTCTGTGAACCCAAGCCGCGGGGTCGACATGACCGCCGCGACTTTGATTTCCGCTTCGACGTTACCGACTCTGATCAGCATGGATCGCTCCGTATGTGGAGCGGGCGCGCATCCATGCGCCTTTGTCGGCCATCATGGCCGTCCCGCAGTTCGGGAATCAGCCCTTGACCCAGCCGATGACGCCAGCGTCGGCCGCCGTCACCGGAGCCTCTTCGCCACGCGACAGACGAGCCGTCACCACCGTGTTCACGCTGACCGCGGGGGTCGCCGTGACCTTGAGGTAACGCTTCTTCGCCTTGGTGTCGACATCGAGCTTCACGATGGCAGCCGACGCGGTGTCGGACACAGCCGGGATCGTGAAGTCGGTGCCGCCGACGAGGCCCGACACGTTCGAGTAGGACACGTTGTCGTCCGACTCTTCGACCTTCAGAACGCTGGCGAACGCCGTCGAGGCGTTGCTCGCCCGCATCACGGTCACGCTCGCGTGGTCGTAGCCGCGGGTGTCGATCGTCAGGGTCACTGCGCTGGTGCCGACGGCCGTGGGGACGGAGCCGACAACCTTGTCGTTCTGCGAATGGATCATGGTTCTGGGGTTCTCCTTCTAGAGGGGGTTTGTCAGGCTCACGACGCCGCGGACTTGAGGGCAACCACGGGGCCGGCGGTCGTGTTGTCGCCGAGCGAGTGATGAACCACGTCGAACCGCATCGTGCCCTGAAGCAGGAGCTGATCGGTCGTGGCGTAGACTTGGTCGTACATCCGCACTGCGAAGTCGCGGCGACGAGCGTAGATGCTGGAGAGCCCCAGGTTCGCGAAGAGAACCTTGACCTTGCCGGGATCGGCACCGAGCGTGCCGTCCATGACATGGACGAGGTTCACGGGGTAGCCCATGAACTGCTCGCTCACGCCACCACCGACCTGCTCGACGGTGTTGCCGCCGGCCGCGTAGCGGAGGCGGGCCATCGAGGCCGCGAAGCCGGCCGGCGAGATGTACCACGCTGCACCCTGGCGGGCGTAGAGCGGCATCTTGCCGATGGCCTTCACGAAGTCGGTCACGGTCAGGGTCTCGAAGCCCGTGGCACCGGCACCGGCGGTCAGAACGCTGGCCGTGTGCGTGCCGTCGTTGACCTTCGGCACAACGCCGTAGATGCCGCCGTAGGTGGACGTGCCGTCGCCGAGCCAGCCGCACATGTCCTGCTTGAGCGACAGCGACGTGCTGAACTCGACAGCGACGGCGTCGGCGATGCTTACAAGAGCATCCTCCACCACCTCCGAACTAAGCCTCGTGCCGCATGCCAATTTTTTGGCAATGAGCTGCACGTTCGCGTAGGTCGGCTCACTTTCGTTCACCGCGGTCCCTTCCCCGACAAAATACGCGCTGGTGCCCGTGACTCTCTTGGGGATCACGAGGGTGTCCCGGGTCATCGTCACCTTCTCGACGTTGCTCGCCGCGAAGGTGCCGTAGTTTTCGACGAGCCGGATCACGCGAGCGGCGAACTCCTCGGGGACAAGGGCACCGCCAGAAGCGTTGCTGTTCTCGCCCATCGCGCGGTTCTCGACGCCGTGATCCTTGCACCACCGGAGGTCTTCGGCGTTCTTGAAGATGTGAGCCCGGAGCCACCGGCCGCAGCGGTACGCGCTCTCGACGGCCTCGGGGCCATCGTTGAACGCCCGCAGGCTGGTGTGATGGGGCTGGATCGAGCGAATCTCGACCTTCTTCTCCTCGACCTTCGCGGCGACTTCAGCCACGGGAGCCGGGGCAGGGGCGGCCTTCTCGACCACGGCCCGCAGTTCGGCTTCCTTCGCGGCGATCCGCTCCTCGAAGTCGAGGGAGGTCTTCAGGTCGTCGGCCTGGGTGCCGAGCGAGATGAGTTCCTTGGTCTGCTCGGCCGAGCGATCCTCGATACCGGACAGTTCGGTCATCCGAGCGGCGACAGCCGCTGCACGTTCCTGAAGACGCTTGAGATTCGATGCCATGTTTGGCCTGCTCCTTGGTTTTGAGCCGGCCAAACGCACGATGCGGCGGCCGGCGGGTGATCCCGCTAGCGCGCCGCGTGCTTGAATCCTCAAGTCGCTCGCACTGCCCCTCACGACATCCGTCGTGAAGCAATGTCTCTACCTGTAGACTACTGACCCTGACGTGCGCCGTGCAACTGAGTCCGAAGGATTGTCGCCTTCAGGTTCGCGAGCTTCACAGCGATGTCGACGCTTTCCTGCTCCGCACGCATGTCCTCGGCGGGCTTTTCCTCAACCGGAGCAGGCTCCGGCTTCTTTTCTTCTTGGCTCATACGCTCCTCGGGAATGATCCACAGTTTGCACACGGCGTCGGCCGCGATGGCACCTTGAACGATGTAGCACCGGCCCTCTTCGCCCTCGAAGAAGACGCAGTTGCTGCACTTCACGCCATCCTTGGCAAACGGATTCTCAGTCATGTAGTGAGCGTCGTTCTGGCTCCAGGGGCCGTACTCCTCGGCGATGCCCTCATACGACTCGGCCAGGGCGAGGTTCGCAGCCGACAGCGTGTCCGCGTACTCACCTTCGACGCCGTCTTCGCCGATGTCACGTTTGCCGCTCGCCCGCTCGATCTGCGAGACCTTGGCCTCGCTCCACCGCCACGCCGGATCGCCGCCCCACAGCATCCAGGCGGTGTACCCTGGCGTTTCCTCGCCCTTATTCGACCAGCCGGGTCTCTTGTCGACCTTGTGGCGTCGGAACCACGCTCGCATCTCGCGAACGTGCTCGGGCGTCAGTTCTTCGCGTGCGGCGATCTTGCCAGCACGGGCCACCGTCTCAGGCTTCAGCCCGTCGCCCGACCGGCCCTCCTCGTGCAGGGCCAGACCTCGCTTTGCGGCGGCTGCCATGCCCGCGGTGGGCTTCAGGTTTACGTCGGAGGCGGCGCGGGTCTCCTCAGAGGGAGCCTCGGGGGTGGTTTCAGCAGAAGAGTCCACCGACGGGGCTGCCTCATCGGACGATGAGGCAGCACGCCGATCCACCCACTTCTCGCCAGCGTCGCCGCCTGCCAGTTGCCACTCGATCCAGGCCGGCGAGCCCGACCAGCCCGTCACTTTCGCCGCCAAACACCGCTCGTAGACGCCCGAGAGGTACGAAACCTCCTCGACACTGACGATTTCGCGGTTCGCGACTCGCTCGGCGATGCAGAGAAGGCGAGAATCGATGTTTTCGTGCCTCTGAGCCAGCTTCAGACCTCGTTTTGACGCATTCGCCATCGTCTGGATGGGCCTGAACGACTCGCCGAGAGCCATTTCGATGGCTCGGCGACTCACAACCACGCTGGAGGAGTCATATGCAGGCCGAACCACGGGCCCAACGTCCTCGAGCAGGCCGATCGCTTTCACTTCACGCCTGCGAATGCCACGCTGACTGTCCGTCGACCACGAATCACCACCGTCACGCTTGATGGCGAACGCGAAACTGGACCCGACAACCGTCCGATCCTTCACCCATTCGACCACGTCGCGGCCGATGGAGGTGTTTTCGTTCGGCGCGATCTCGTAGCGAAGCCCATACGGGTCTTTCTTGAGTCGCATAGTACCATTTCCGGTACGTCCGAGCAGCAGGTTGCGGTCGTGATTGAACACGCCGATGACATCGGGGTTCTCGGCGAGCACTTCGTCGAACGCATTCGGGTGAATCGTCTCGATGAAGCCACCCAGGTTGCGACTTTCGGCGTTAAAGACGGCGGCGTAGCCCGAAATCACGGGCTTTTTCTCGCCGTTACCCATGTCTCGGTACTCGATCGTCGCGTCCGAAACCGTCGTGCGCCGCTCAATCTCGTTGCTCATGCCGTCACCTGATTCGCGAGGTAGTTGTCCAGACCGATCTGTTCGATAACACGCTGTTTTGCTTCGATCGCCGCCACCGCTTCTTCGCTGCCTTCAAGCAACTGAGTGAAGATGACGGCAGAAATCTCGTCGCCGACGGCGCGGCAGGCCGCCACGTTGGCTCGCTCGACCTCCGCGGCGGCGGTTTCAAGCGAGAGGTTGGCTGCGAGGATGCCCTCGTAGTCGTGCCTGGGCCAATCGGGCTGATCGTGGTCGTAGGTCGGCTGAACGTCATAGTATTCAAGCCGCGCCTGCACCTCATGCAGATGCCGGCGCTCCTCTTCGACCTCGCCGCGACTCGTGTCGGCAAGTTTGCCGTAGCCCCAGCGGTCGAAGTGCTCGGCCTGCGACTGATAGTGCTCAATCGCGGTCATGTGCAGCCGAACGGAGGCTTGCAGGGCGTCGATCACGCCTTCAGGTGCTTGCGGCATCGCTCGTCAGGTGCTTGTCGCACCAGTCCTCGGTTACTGATTCGTACTTCTGGCCGCTGCGATGACACTCAAGCAGGAGTTCTCGCGAGCGGGTCATCCACGTTCCCACAAACTTGTCGATGTCTCTGCCGGTAGCCTGTGCGGACTCGCGTAGCTCTTCCCGCATCCGGCCGGTCATTTGATCAAGCCATGCAGCAAGCTTCTCGGGCTTATTGCGTCGCTCAAGGACGCCGTCAGCCTCGATGGCGGCGAGTCGCCGGAGAGAGGTCTTGAAGACGACTTCGGCTCCTGCGATCTGACGGGCGTCGGGGGCGTCTTCTCCGTCGGGGGCATCGCCAACCGTCGGTTCCGGCGGCCCGTCAACGCCGCCCTGGGGAGCGGGATTCTGCGGCTTCTGGCCGGTCGGGTTCTCAAGCGTGAACGCCTCCAGCAACTGCATGTTGACCTGAATGAATCGCTTCTTCCCGACGCCGCCGGGGAGCGGGTTGTAGCCGATCTGAGCGCGAATCTCGTCGATGTCGAGGGCTCCGAGGTTCGCCATCTCCCGAATGAACTGCGACCTCGCCGCGTAGTCGCCGGCCATCAGAGAGTTCAAGTCGAACTGGCAGAAATACTGCTTGTCGTCGACCACGAGGTCTCGCCGGCACGCCATCTCCCACCGCCGGCACCAGGGCAAGAGCGAGAACGTAACGAAGTCGATCGCCTGCTGCTCCACGGTGCTGTGGCGGACATCAGACAAGTCGCCAATCAAATACTGTGGCACGCGATAGCAGCGTGCCACTTCGGCCAACTGGAAGCGCCTGGTCTCAACCAGTTGGGCCGTGTCGTTTCTGACCTCGACCTGCTTCCGGTGGAAGCCGAACGGCATGACGACGGTTTTGTATGCCTTGTCCGGCCCCTGGTGGGCATCGTTCCACTGATCCTTGAACCGGGCGAGCACCTCTGGCTTGTGCGGCTGATCGGTTTCGATGTACGTCCCGACCTGCGCGCCGTGCCCGAAGAAGCTGCCGGAGTGTAGCTCAGTTGCTCTCGCCAGACCGATCGCATCGCGGGACAGGCTCGTTGGGATAAATCCTGTCACCCCATCTGACGAGAGCCATCGCAAATGAAAAATCTCGTCCTGCCGATACTCCGTCGGGTCGGGCGTCGGCTGAATCAGCGTCGTGGGCTCTCGGTAGTAGTATCTCAGCTTGCCGTTGGTCAGCCGCTTGACCTCCATCCGCGAGGGATGCAGCGGGATCAACTCAGTCACCGCGCCGTTCTTGCCGCCCTTGATGTAGGCGTAGGCGTTGCCCCACAGGAGCAGCCAGCTTTGCATCAACTCGCGGAACTCAAAGCCCGTCATCCACGAGTTCGGCTGGTAGGCGATCACCTCGTGCAGGTGCTGCTCCTCGGCGATCTCCTTGCCGCCGCCTGGAAGCCGCCGATACACGTTGAACGGAAGGCTGGCGAGCGACTCGGACAGCACGCGGACGCAGGCGAGAACGGCCGTGCATTCCAGGGCCGTTTCCGGCGAGACGGAGACCCCCGACGCAGTTCGCCGGGTGCTGGAAATCTCCTCGAAAATGCGGGAAAGATTACCGCGAAGCTCGATCAGATCGGAGACTTCCTCGTCGACTCTGTCCACGCTACAGCACCATGAGGTTTGGTTCGTCGGTATTGCCGTGGGTTTCGCTCGAGGCAATGCCCAGGGCCATGATCAGAGAAACTGCACCGTCGATGCGGGCCGTGGAATGACTGTGCTTCTTGGTCGGCTTGATATTCCCGGCGTCGTCTACCTTCACCTGCACATTCGACATCTGCCACGCCAAGACGGGGTTGCCGCCGTGACGCAGTTTCTTGGAGATTGTCAGCGTCTCGAGCAGCTTCGACGGCGCTGATAAACTCGCAAAACCTTGTCCAAACGGCTTAACGTCGATTCCCTCCGCCGTGAGCTGCGTCGTCAGATGCACTGCGTTCCAGCGGTCAATCGCAATAGACCGAACCGCATTCTTCTCGCAAAACGAGAGAATGTAGTCGCGGACCACGTCGTAATCCGTTATGTCGCCATCTGTTAGTGTAACAAAACCGTCCTTCGCCCAGGCTTGATACGGCACCCTGTCCTCGCGACCACGCTTGATCGCGTTCTCCTCTGGGATGAAGAAGTGAGCGTGGATGTCGTAGGTGCCGTCGACATCCGGCCAGACCGCCACGAACGCCGTCGTGTCGAAGGTGCTGGCGAGGTCGACGCCGCACCAGCACGGCCGCCCCGCCGTCGGCCTGAGCGGAGCGTTGTTGGCGTCCCAGGCACCATGCCTGATCCACTTGGTTTCCGATTTTTGCCACTGGTTCAAGTGGAGGGTTCGGAAAACGACTTCGTCGGTGGGTGAGGACTTGGCTTTTTCGGCGAATTGGCGGAAGTATTCTGGCTTGGAGGTGATCCCGTAGTTTGGGTTCGCCTTCTTCCACGTCTCCTCGGCGAATGGGTCATCTTCGGGGTCGGCGGCGTAGATGCAGGGGAGGAAGGACTCGTCCTTGAGGACGCCGTCTCGCACCTTGATGGCTCGCTGCCAGTCCTTGTAGCAGGGGCCGTCCATGTCTGTGCCGGCCGTTGTGATATAGATCGTCAGAGGCTGCCGGCGGGCACCCATGCCCGTCTCGAGCACGTCGACCAGCTCGCGATCTCGGAATACATGAAACTCGTCTATGAGGACCACCGAGGGGTTCAGGCCGTGCTTGGTCGAACTCTCGGAGCTGACAGTTATCATCGTCGACTTCGTTGACTCGACGACGATGGAGTTTCGGTACACTTTTGCTCGCCGAAGCAGGCTCGGGCACGACTCCAGCAAGTGCTTCGCAGCAGTGTGCAATATGCCGGCCTGTGATCTGTCACCGGCCGCGACGACGATCTCAGACCCAGGCTCGTTGTCCATGAAAAGGCAATAAAGCCCTAATGCCGCACACATTTGGCTTTTTCCTGATTTTCTCGGCAGTGCGAGAAAAGCGCGGCGATACTGCCTGAGTCCCTCTGGCGTGAATGTAAAAAGCAGCTTGTCGAAGAAGTCCTGTTGCCACGGCATTAACTCGAATGGCTTGTTGGCAAAGTCGCCCTTGGAGTGGCGCAGCATGCCGCAGAACTGGGTGAACAGGCTCGGCTCTGGTGTCATGCGACTCTCGACTTCGCCGGATACCGCCGATTCGCTATGTACGGGCTGATGCCTGCGTACTGCCTGAAGTTGCCCTTGCCGACCAGATAGAGCGGCCTGCCTGTTGCCCGAAATGCGGCCACCTTGTCCTTTGACCTGCCGAAGAACTCGCCCTTCACCTCGATCCACAGGTCGCCAAGCGGGCCGAGGTCGACCTTGAAGTCAGGCGTGTATCGCGTGTGCTCGTCCAGCCGGAACGACTCGGGCTCGTACTGCCAAGACAAGCCGTCGCGATCAAGCCCGTGAGCCACGGCGACCTCCCACGAAGACCGCATCCAGATTCTTCCTTGAACTCCTTCGTACAGCCGGTTCAGGTTGGCGCGGCTTCCGATGTCTCGCGCAGCAGCCTGCGACGACCGCTCGCGATGCAGGCAGCCGCACGACTGCGTGGTTCCGCGGCGAAGGCAGTGCTGATGGATGACGCACGTCTCGCCGCAATCGCACAGACAGGAGACCGTTGGTCGCTTGCCGCTCTCGTATTTTGCGTCCTGAACTGCTACCAGCCGTCCGAAACGCTCGCCTGCTAGCACCGGCCTGCGACACTTCAAAGCGATGCCGTCGGCTCTTGCGCACCCGCAGGATGACGACAGGCGGCTCCGCATGTAGGCAGAGGGCACAATTCGCTCGGTTCCGCAGTCGCACCTGCATTCAACCATTTGCCGACCAGACGAGTAGTCGCCATCCTTGATCGCCGTCCATCGGCCGTGCCGTTCGCCGGCCTTCACCTGTCGCCTTGCTGGCATATTCCCCTCGGAGTTATGGCTCCATGCCAAAACTGCGAGCTGGGGATATGTGCGTGAATCAACCACGCTTGGCGAGCAGAGCATCCATCGGATCGACAACCACCTTCACGGCTCCGTAGCCGAGGCGGGTTCGATCGCCGGGGGTCAGGCCGAGCACGGTCTCGAGGTGCCGAAGCGCCTCGCCGCACTCTTTTGCCTGCATTGCCATTGCCACTGGACGAGAGAATCGGATCGAGCCGTCGGGGGCCAGAACCTCAACGTAGGCTGAGTCGACCGCCTGGAGCTGCTGGGTCGCGTACTCCCACATAACGTAGGTCGTCGCGTACCTCGTGATGACGTGTTCGTCGGATTCGGCCAGGGTTCCCATGCCGTCCAGCCACGCCACAACACGGGAGAAAATCTCCTTCGCCCGAGGTTTCAGCCACTCGGCCGGCTGGATCGGGGCCGGCGGCGCGGCACCAAGCTCCTCGCGGTTCTTGGCGTGCTTGGAACCACGCATGGCGAGGATGTGTTTCGGCGTTGGGGGGCGGCCCTTCATGCCTACAAGCCTACAGAACGGCTTCCATGGCGTGCAAAGGAGTCGGAAAAACAGGGAGAAGCTGGCCGGCGAACAGCCGGCCAGCGAAAGCGCCAGTTTTGTCCTCGCGTCTTCCCCCTAAGACATGCGCCCTT